CAGACTCAATTGGAATCTGATTGGAGTGCTAACCAAGATAAAGAGCGTGAATTAGTTAAGGAACTTAACGAAAAGTACGGTCCTGGTTCATTAGATCCTGAAACTGGCGTATTCACACCAACACCTGTAGAAGAACCAGCTGCTGAAGAAACTCCTGAAGCTTAATTAAATTATTTATCCCATAAATCTATTTTGGGATTTTTTGGTTATACTTATAAGTAACCAAAATTTTATTTAATTCAATCTTAGGAGAAATCAAATGGCAGAAAGAATAGTCAGTCCTGGTGTATTTACTAGGGAAAAGGATTTATCTTTCTTACCTGCTGGTGTAGCACAAATAGGAGCAGCAATAGTAGGACCTACAATGAAAGGTCCTTCTTTTGTTCCTACTTTAGTTAGAAGCTTTGAAGAGTTTGAAAACTTATTCGGAAGTTATTCTACAGACTACTACACACCATATGCAGTAAGAGAGTATTTCAGAGGAAATGCAGGTTCAGTAACAATAGTAAAAGTTGGATACATCGGTGGATATAGTGCACCAACTCTAAACTTATTAGTTAGTGGTTCTGGTACTACAAAATTTGTAGCAGCTACTTTCGCACCAGCAGCAGGAAATGGAGATGGATTAGGAAGTATTAGTGGTTCATTAACAAATAATGTACCATCAGCTGCTTCAGGAATATCTGCTTCTTCTGCTACTATCAATTTAATGGGTGCAAATACTACTGCTAGTTTAACATTAGCCTCTGTATTGGAAGGACAAAGTGGTACTTTGTTTTCTGAAACAGTTGGTAGAGATCCTTTAGCACCAAAAATAGGAGCTACAGAAGCACCTCAGTATTTATTTAAACATTTCAGAACAGCTGTAGCTGATGCAGTAACTGCTGGCACTATTGATGCTCAAAGTTTTTTGATATTTGAGTCACAATCAGCTGGTGCTGATTTTAATTCAGGTGGAGAAACTGTAAATTCTACTACTTATGTTTCTACAATAAATGGTAGTAAAGATGCTACAGCAGCTAGAACACCTTTTATACAATCTCAAGCACCTGCGCAAGATCTATTTAAGATTTATTCAAGAGTAGATGGTGCTGCAAGTAATAATCTATATGTAGTTGTTAGAGATGTGAAAGCTCCTTCTAATTCAAACTCAAGTCCTGATTACGCTCAGTTCGGAATAGATGTATATGAGTTAAGAAGTGAAAGAGGAGTTCAGTTAGAATCTTACAGTAATCTAAACTTAGATCCAGCATCACCAAACTATCTACCAAAGGTAATTGGTGATCAGTTCCAAACCGTAACTGCTGGTGGTGAAGTAGTTTTAAATGGTGAATATGCAAATCTATCTAGATATGTAAGAGTCGGTGATTACGATGAAAAAGTATTTACTGGTAATAAAAGATTGCAACCAATGGGATTTGCTCCAGTAATAGAACCTATCATTGCGACTGCCAATGTTCCAGCAATTAATTTTGCTACATCACAGGCTAAATCTTCTGATGCTTCTACATATAATGGAAACGTTCCTTATGGATTTAAGATAGATGAGTCTTACTTCAATACATCTGAATTATACACTAATAAAGAGTATATGTCAGCTATTCCTGCATCTGCAGATGCTGGACAGAATGTTGCTTTTGCATTAGAGAATATGACAGGATTTGGAGACACCCAATTAGGTTCAGACTTACAAGGAATTCATGGTTCAAGCTTTAAATCAGCTTCTATGGCTATAAATGTAAATACGGCTGCTATTCAGTTAAAATTCGCTGTACCAATGCAGTACGGATTTGATGGTGATAATCCAAGCGTAGAGAAAAAGACAGGCGGTGACATACTTGCTACCAACACTATGGGATTTGATTGTAGTGCTTCTGATAAAAGTGGTTCAGTTGCTTACAAAAGAGCAATCAATGCAGTTGGTAATCCTGATGAGATAGATATCAATATGTTGGTAACTCCAGGTATTTTACATAGCTTACATTCAGCAGTTACAAATCATGCAATAGATAAGGTAGAATCTCGTGCTGATGCTTTCTATGTAATGGATGCCGCACAATGGGGTGATAATGTACAGAGTGCAGTAAGTAATGTTCAGACATTAGATACAAACTACGCTGCTACATACTATCCATGGGTAAAGATGGATGATCCTTCTACAGGAACTGGCGTATGGGTGCCGCCATCAGTTGTGATTCCAGGTGTTATGGCTTTCACAGATAGTGTAGCTCATGAATGGTTTGCTCCTGCTGGTTTAAATCGTGGTGGATTAACTTCTGTTAGAATACCAAAGAAGAAACTAACTCATACCGATAGAGATACACTCTATGAAGGAAGAGTTAATCCAATTGCAACATTTCCAGGTCAGGGTGTTGTAGTATTTGGACAGAAAACCTTACAAGCTAAACCATCAGCATTGGATAGAATCAATGTTCGTAGATTATTAATCAGATTGAAGAAGTTTATTGCTTCCTCAAGCAGATTCTTAGTGTTTGAACAGAATGATTCCTCTACGAGAGCTAGATTCCTAAACATTGTGAATCCTTTCTTAGAGTCAGTTCAGGCTAATAGTGGTTTGAGTGCTTTTAAAGTAGTGATGGATGATTCTAACAATACACCAGATGTAATTGATAGAAACCAAATGGTTGGACAGATATTTATTCAGCCAACCAGAACTGCAGAATTTATTGTGTTAGACTTCTCAGTCTTACCAACAGGTGCTGCATTTCCAGAGTAATCTATAACTCACTTATAATGAAAAACCCCAGTTTCGACTGGGGTTTTTTGTTTTTGATAAAACTAAAAAAACTAAAAATAATTAGATTACCTTTTCATACGATTTTTTTAGATTTCGTATATTTATATATGATAAGTAAATTTAATTTAGGAGAGCTGAAATGCCAGATTTAATTGATCCTTCAGAAATTATGTTCACTCCGTTTGAACCTAAAGTAAAAAATAGGTTCATTATGTACATAGAAGGTATACCTGCATATTTAATAAAAACTGCTAATAGACCATCTATTACATTTGAAGAGATTGAACTAAATCATATAAACGTAAAAAGATACGTTAAGGGTAAAGGAAGTTGGGATACTTTAGAGGTAACTCTTTATGATCCAATCGTACCATCAGGTGCACAGGCTGTTATGGAGTGGGTAAGACTTCATAAAGAATCTGTAACAGGTCGTGATGGATATTCTGATTTCTACAAAAAAGATATTACATTTAATGTATTGGGACCTGTAGGTGATAAGGTTGAAGAGTGGACACTAAAAGGTGCTATGATTCAAGCTGCTAACTTTGGTGATATGAGTTGGGAATCTAACGAACCTAACGATATTTCACTAACGCTTAGATACGATTACGCTATCCTACAATTCTAAGAGGTTTATATGGAATTTTTAAAACAAATGCTTTCAAGTGATGCAAAGATATCATCTAAAAGATTTATAGGCTTTGCATCATTTGTAATGCTAATTGCAAGTTGGGTTGCCAACACATTTTTTCAATACGATATCAAAGACCAAATATTAGAAAACTTTATGTATATTTGTGTCGTTGGTTTAGGAGTTACAGCTGCCGAAAAATTTGGTAAGAAATAAGTTATAATTTAAATTAATAGGAGTAAATATGTCAGAAGTAAAGTTCCCTACAGAGGTAGTGGACCTTCCATCTAAGGGATTATTGTATCCAAAGGAAAGCGCACTATCATCAGGCAAAATCGAAATAAAATATATGACGGCTAAAGAAGAAGATATTCTTACTTCGGTTAATCTCATACAAAAAGGTGTGGTTATAGAAAAATTGTTAGAATCACTTATAGTGGATAAATCAATAAAAGTAAATGATTTACTCATAGGTGATAAAAATGCAGTATTGATTGCATCTCGTATTTTGGCTTATGGAAAGGAATATGAGGTAGAGGTAGAGGGAAGAAAAGTAGAGGTTGATTTAACAACTCTGAAGGATAAATTTATAGATGAGTCTATTGTAACCAATGGTGCTAATGAGTTTGAATTTGAACTTCCTGCTACTAAAAGAAAAGTAACTTTTAAGTTCTTAACTTCAGGTGATGAAAAAGAAATAGATAAAGAGGTAGAGGGTTACAAAAAAATTGGAGATGGTATTGGTTACGAACTTACTACTCGCTTAAAACACCAGATAATTTCAATAGATGGTGATGGTAAAAAGACAAGCGTACAAAACTTCGTAGATAATGAATTTTTATCTAGAGATTCTATGGCTTTCAGAACCTATGTCAATGAAATAATGCCAGATGTCGATATGACTTCAACCTATATAGATGCTGATGGAAATGAAAAGGAGTTTATGGTCCCAATGACCATTTCGTTTCTTTGGCCTTCCGCCGGAATATAAAACACAGATACACGAACAAATTTTCCAAATATCATTTAATTCGCAAGGAATGTTGTCATTTACAGAGTTATACAACATGCCAATCTATCTGCGTAATTTCTACTTCAAAAGATTACAGAAACATTACAAAGAAGAGAAAGAATCGATTAAAAAGGCTCAACAAAAGAACAAAAACAGACATCCAAATTTTAAAAAATAAGATAATTTGATATTTATTATTGAATCAATCCACAAAAAATCACAACGGAGTTAAAGATGAGAATAGATGAAAATTTTATTG